ATCCTTTGCGGTGCTGTTAGCCTCCAGCCGTCTCATCTCGGCTTCGATTTGAACCTTCAGCAAGTCAATATCTTCACTCATTTGATGGACTCCAGAAACATCATCGTCACCGTGCCAAATGCGGTAAGCAGGATGAGGATGATTGTCCCGCCAACCCGCATCAGAAGGTTCTCCAGACGCTTTAGCCGCGCATGGATGGCTTCGTAGCGCACCGCGCAGACATCAATGTGAGAGGTCACGGTGACCTCAAGGTCTTGTACCGTGGTCACGGCTCCCCGTCCTTCGGCACCTGCGGCTCTGCCTGCTCCTTGATTTTGACTACAAGGGGCCACGCACCCGAAGAAGTGGGCAGTTGCCCCAGCACTTGCAGGATGGCGTTAACCTCTTCGGTCGTGAGCGTGAGGTTAATCACGGCGACACCCACGGCAGCGGCGGCGAGACGACCGGCGGGTTCTTCTGGGCCTCAATCTGGCCCTCCACCGCAGCCTCTGTAGCGTCCTTGTCCACGCCGTTAGCCCATATCCAGCCAAGCACTTGGTCGAGCGTGAGGTCAGCATACGGGGTGAAAGCCTCGCCCTGCACGACGGCAAAAGAGGTGGTCGAGTAGACCTGACCCGTGTAAGCGCCATCCACGCCCGTGCATTGCCAATGAGCCGTGACTACATAGTCAGCGCCTTCAGCAGACTGCGGGAGGCAGTCCAGTTGCGAGATGTTCCAAGTGATAGTGGTCATGTTAGTTCCCCTTTAGTGCGGCCACATCGGCCTCAAGTTGTTCGATACGGGCCATTGCTTCTTGCAGGGCTTTAGTCAGCAGCGGAACCACATTGGCTGCGCCAACGCTTTGATACACCGGGTCGCCGTTCTCGTTTACGGCATCCTTTTCACCCGCTACAGCAATCGGCACAACTTCCTGTAATTCGTGAGCAACAAAGCCCTCTGACTCAAGCCCGTTTCGCTTCCAGTTCCATTTGACAGGCCTCAATCGCGCCAAGCGATTAAGCGCGTTTTCAATTGGCTGGACGTTTTCTTTTAACCGATAGTCCGACGATGTTCCGTAAGTTGTTGTACCGCCGCTAAAAGTGATTTCGCCTTGGCGTGTGCCATCGCCGTCGTCAAAAACCAGCGCATAGTTGGTGCCAGCGGCATTGTCTGCGCCGCATTGAATTGACATTCCATATCGGTTTGCATTGTTTCCGTCATTAACAATTCTAAAAATGTATGCGTTAGCGGAATCGCCTACAAACTCGTGATACAAACCGGATGAACTAATGTATGCGGAATTTGCTTGCGCTTTGAAATAACCGTCGCTCGTGATGCGGGCGCGTTCGATAACATTCGACTCTGCCGTGCCGCTACCGTTATTCGTTGCAAAAACAAGATTTCCTGCTGAAGTTCCTGAACGTAATGTGTAAACCTTAGCGTTGTAGTTATCTGCCGCGTAAAACCCGATGCCGCCTTGGGTATTTGCATCAAAAGAAAAATTTTGGACGTAAATTCCAGTCATCACTGTTGTGCTGGCACTTTCATGGCGCACATGAAGCCGTGCTGCGGGGGTTGTGAGTCCAATCCCCAAATCCCCATCAGCCTCCAGCGTCATCGCCTGCGTGAACGAGATGACGGTGTTTGCGGTTCCTGAAGCCGCAGTGTTCCATTGATGCGCCCCACCAACCATGCGGTACATGGCTGCAACATTGGTTTTTATATAATTAAAGCCACCAGATCCGTAATAAGCATTATTTCCAAAAAATGCTTGGACATTGCTCCCACCGAAATCAGCAGACGCAACCGCACCAACATCACCAACCTGCAACCCTTTAAAGGAAGACCACGCACTCGGCGTTACGCCCAGACCGAGGTTGCCGGAGGAGTCGAGGGTCATCTTGGTGGAGTTAGTCCCACCGTAATCCAGTTGGAATGTAAGTGCGTTACTGTTTTTGGCTGCAGAACCAATCTCAATGCCCCAAACATTTCCATAGGCGTTCAGCACAATTGCTGCAGAAGCGGAAGACCCGGCGCTGTCATTTCTAACAAGAATGCTGTTTTGTGCGTTGGCGGCTGCGTAAGCAACAAGTTTTGCTGTTCCGCTTAAATAAGCCCCCGGCGAAGTCGTCCCGATCCCGAGGTTGCCGGAGGAGTCGAGGCGCATTTTTTCGACGGCTGCAATATTAAATTGCAGCGTGCTTCCGTCCAATTCAAACGGGGAAGAGGAACTTCCTGCGTCATTGAAGCAGTTGATTTTTACGCCACCCGAAACAGAAGTCGAGTTTACAAAGGCTGCGTTTCCATTCGTCTGTGTCTTGACTTGGAGTTTTCCACTCGGCGAACTCGTCCCGATGCCGAGGCCCGTGGAGGTGAGGCGCATCTGTTCGGAGCCGCCAATTAACCACCCAAGCGAACTTATGTTTTGCCATGACAGAACCGTACCGTTTTCAGTGAAATTGTGCTCACCGCCAGTAGGCACATTGTATAGCCAGCGCGAACCAGCAGCGTTAGTTCCTATTTGAAGCGCTGATGCAGTTGGCACTGCTCCGCTGCCTGTAATGCCAAACTTTCCTGTGGTCGCCAGCGTAGTCCCATCAAAGGTCAGCGCACTCCCACTCGTCGCCACCTTGCTGCCGTTCAAGTACAACACGCCGTTGGCGGTGCCGCCGTTGAGCGTGAGGTTGCCGGAGATCGTGGCCGTGCCAGCGTTGATTGAGGCAATAGACGCACCCGTAACCGTCAGGCCCGTCACAACCGCCGTACCAACGTTAGCCGACGCAATTGACGCGCCCGTAGCCGTCAAGTTTGTAACAGTAACCGTGGTCAGCAAAGCCACTCCAGCGTTCATGCTGGCAATGGATGCGCCCGTCACCGTCGCTGCCGTAATCACGGCGGTTCCAACGTTAGCCGAGGCAATAGAGGCACCAGTAGCCGTCAGGTTTGTGATCACCGCTACGCCAGCGTTAATTGATGCGATGGAGGCGGCCGTAAACTGCAAGTTGCCAATGTTGGCCGAGGCAATGGACGCCCCAGAGGCCGTGAAATTGGTTACGGTTGCGGTCGTGAGCAGGGCTACCCCTGCGTTCATGCTGGCAATAGACGCACCTGTGGCCGTAAGAGCCGTGACGGTGCCGTTGGTGATAACGGCAGTGCCGACGTTGGCAGAGGCTACAGAGGCTCCAGTGGTCGTCAGGGACGTTACCGCAGCCACGCCCGCGTTCATGGAGGCGGCCGATACGGTGGTGACGTTGACCTTGCCCGTAACGTCGTCAATCGTCATAGACGCCGTGCCGTCCTTGGCCTTGATGTTTGTGACTTCAAGGTTGGTCAGGTCTAGGGTAGTCGTGTTAACGGTTGTAATGGTAGCCGTTGTAAAGACCGCCGAGGCGGCCGAAACGGTCGTAAAGTTACCTACGGCTGGGGACGATCCACCGATGGTGGTGGCGTCAATCGTGCCGCCGTTGATGTCAGCAGTCGTGGCAACCACGCTGTTGAGCGTTACAACGCCAGTAGCGTCAGCAATGGAGCCTGCCGCAGTACCGTCCTTGGCCTTGAGGTTGGTAACTTCAAGGTTGGTGCTGTCTACCGTCGTAGCGTTAACCGTGGTGATGTTGCCGGTCGTGGCCGTAACGGTCGTAAACGTACCCGCTGCCGCCGTACCGCCGCCGATGGTCGTGCCGTCGATGGTGCCGCCATTGATGTCGGCGGTGGTGATTGTGCCGATGTCGGCCCACGTTCCGATGACCGATACGTTGTTCGTCAGCGTCCAGCCGCTTGACTTAAAGTTGATCGTGTCAGCCGCCGCGTCACCCACGGCGAGGTTGCCGTTAAGGGTCGTGGCACCGGCAACGGTCAGGGTGCCCGAAACGTTAAGGTTGGTAAAACTATTGACCGGGCTAATAAGTTGGAAGCGCGTTCCGTCGTACACAACGGCGACCATTTCGCCCGATACGATGTCACCCGACACAAGAACGGTCGTGCCGTCTCGCGTGACGTTTTTTGCGCCAAGCGTGTCGATGTTGAGCGTGACAGCGCCCGTGTTGGTGGCCGGGGCGACAAAATAGTACACCGCGCCCGTAACGTAGGCGACAAGGGACGGGGTTAGCGATCCGGTCAGCGTGTCGGTTCCGGTAACCGTAACAAGGGCTGCGCCATTGCTCTGAATCTGCGCAACCGTGGCAGCGTCCGTAGCGGCCGTGCCCGTGGCAAGGTTTGTAATCTTAAACCCGCCCATCGGAATGTTAGCCGTAGGCGTGGTCTGCCCGTCCTTGGTGATACAGGTTGTCAGACCGTTGGCAAGGTCAGACGTTAGCGCGTTAAACGTGGTCGCGCTAATGACGGTGTTAGCGACGACGGGTTGACCCGCCGAGTTAATGACGAACGTGCCGGAACCGTTAAAAGACATCTGTGCTTACTCCTATTCTTGGCCTGCGCCGTATCCAGCGCCGAATGCGCCAATGCGTCCTGATGCTTCTTGTGCGCGTTTTTGCGCTGCTGCGCGTTGCTCTAAATACAAGCGCACATTGCGCAATTCGTCTTGTGCAGGCTTGCCTTTTAACAACAGCAATTCTGCTAACTGTTGACGCTGCCTTTCGTCTAGTTTCTTGCCTTTGTCTTTGGCTACAACAGCAGCAGCGCCGCTTAAAACGTCGCCTTGCGCGAGTTGCGCCACTTGCAACGCTTTGGCAAGCGCATTTTGATCTTGCTCGCCCGCTCCTAAACGGAAGGTTTGCGACCCTTCACCCGCTCGGGCAGTCTTTTGCAGTTCTGTCTCACGCAACACCGTGGCTTGAAACTTACGAAAGTTGTTGCCAAACACCAATTTTAACCGCTTTTGCATTGCAGGAGATTTCTGCAAGTTCATTAGTTTGGCTTGGCCTGCTGGCGTTCCCGATTGATCCCTTAATGCTTGTGCAGCACCAAGACGAAATGCCCGCAACTGCGCGGGTTCCATGTCATCAATAATTTCAGACAATTCTTCAATGTCTTCCGTCATTACATCGCGGCCACGCTTCATGCCTTCAGCAATTTGCGTCTCGCTGCTAAAGTTTTCACGGGCAAGTTGATAAATGCTGCGACCTTGATCGTCTTTTGGTGAAATTTGGTCAAGTTTTTCCGTCAATTCACGGCGCAAACCTGTGTATGCACGGCTTTTTTCGGTTGCTTTACCAAACTCACCCTTTGCGCTTTCCTCAATGTCGTAAAGCGCACGTTTTAACGTGTCTAATACGCCAAACGGCACACGATCACCGGGGCGCAACTCGTTAAGGTTAAGTTTTTCTGGCATCCCCGAAACTAACGCCAGTTCTTCTGCTTCGTTGTACGCTTTACGAGCGCGATTCAATATCTCGGCAAGTTTAACGTCTACCGAAAAATCCAAATCTTGCAGTTGGTTGTAATACGGCGCTGATTTGGCTTTGGCTTGTTCTGTGTATTGGCGAACCGTTGCGCGGAAAGGAATTCCTTCCGCATCAAGTAACTGATCTGACGCCTCAATAAGCCGATCACCGCGTTTGTTTATTAAAGGCTTGGTGCCGCGCTCGATCATCCCTTCGGTAGAGCCGGGTTGATTACGCAACAACGCTAATTCGCTGCGCGTTGCAGAGCCAGTTGCGGCAATGGGAGCCTCTGGGCCAAGGCCGCCGCCACGGGGGCGCTGCAACCGAGCGGCAGCAACCTTCGTTGGGTCAGCCTCAACGCCGCTTGTCAGCGCGGTCAGTTCTTCTTGCAACTGCGCTTTTAATTGTGTTGGGCCGCGCAACGTTTTCAACTGACGCTGAATCTCGGCAATGCGATCTTGCTTGGCAAGTGTGTCAGGCGGCATACGAGAGTACGCATCGCGCTGCAACAGTTGGGCAAGACGCTCCCGAGCGGGCTGCAATTCAAAGTTGCGTTTCATGCTCGGTGTTACGCGACGGATTAACGAACCACCACCCTTAATGCCAAGTCCCGTTGCACCGCCCGTAGCAGTACCAACGCCCGTGCCATAGAGAATATCCATGGCAAATTGTGTTGGGTCTGTTGCTTCGCTTGCGCCTGCCGCGCTAACGGCGCTCTGCGCTGCAACGGGGGCAATGTATCGCCCGCTACGGGCAGCAATGTTTGCGCCAATAGGCGCAACAGAACTACCCATGCTAATTGGCAGCGTAGCCAAGCCACCAGTTATTTCTAGGCCAAGGGCAAGGTTTGGGTTAGTTTCTGCAAAGCGTTCTGTACCACCACGAATCATGTCACGCGGAGCGGTGTAATCGGCGCGAGTTGGCGCAACATCGGTGCCGCCCATAGCATAGGATTGCCCAAGTTGCCCAAGCGCAGCAGCGCCCGCCAACTCGTCAAGCATATTAAACGTTGCGCCTTGCCCAAACGTCATTGCGCCTTGAACAAACGACGGTAAGTTTGCCCCTCGTTCACGCGCTGCGGCAGGCGGTGGCGATAATGACTCCCACTTGCCGCCTCGGAAAACAAACTTTTCGCCGGTTTGTTTGTTTGTTGCGGTCTGTCCTTCTTTGTATGCCATAACGTCCTCGCTTACCGTGGCGACGAGTCAAGAACCGCGCCCGGAGGCAACTGACTGCCATACGCAGATGGCGCAACAATGTCGGAAAATCTATCGCCCAACCCAGAAAATTCTGGAATTTTTCGCAATCTTGATCGCGTTCTATTGCTGCGCTGAATGTTTGCTCTTGCGACCTTTTCGTTTAGTTCCGCAAGGTATTGAAGGTTGGCATTTGTTAACTCCAACGTACCAGCAGCGGCTTTCTCCAAAAATTTTCGGTCTTCACCAGTAAATCCTTGACCTGAACCGAGGCCGCTTGTTGGAATCGCAGCCAATGTGACTTTGCCAAGTTCAGCCGCCAAATTTTCCGTAACAGAGGCTTTTTGACCTTTTGAAAAACCTGCGGTAGCCAATGCCCGCTCAAACGCAAGCCGAGCATTTGCGCCAGTTCCCGTAATGGGATTTTGCTTTAACAAATCACGAACACGGAACGACGCGTCAATCTGTGGTAATGATTGCTCACCTAATGCAAGATCAGCCGCATCTTGATCTGCTAATTTTCCACTCAACGCCGTTGTATATGCGGCTGTCGTTTTTTCACTTGGCAACACATTGGTAATGTTAGTTGATGAGCGTTTGGCCGCTTGAAACTGCTCAAACGATTTTGGTGTGCGACCAGCCTTTGTTTCTTGCGATACATAGAACTCATAGTTCTGCATATCGTTAGTTTTCTCTGGCGCTTTTAACGGCTTTTCAAGTGCAAACGGATCGCGTGTTTCTTGATAACGCCTACGGCTTTCTGGTGACGCTTCCATGATGGCTTCAATGCCAACTTGCGGCTCACGGCCTAGCATCAGTTGGGCGTAACGTTGCGCCATTGGCGATCCAGTCGCCATTGCTTGCGTCAGTCGGTCTTGCCGCTGTTCATAGGTTGGCATAACCGTCTGCATCTGCGGAAGCGTGTATTTGCTGTCCATTTGCATTGGGTCAGCAAACATATCTGGCTCCATAATTTGCTGTTGCGGGCCAAGTTCGCGGCGCAGCGTCTCAAAGCCTTGCAAATCAGCCTCACGGGCTTTTTGTTCGGCTTCTTCAGCCTTTTCGCCAGCCTTTTTAGAGCCGTACGCTTTTAGCAGTTTACCGAGGGCAGCAGCGGGCGAGGGCATCGCACGAAACCCTTGGTAAGTGAACGGCTCGTCCTCTGCCGCCGCCTGTTCTTGCAGCAGTTCGGCGTAACGGCGCATTTGCTCTGCCTTACGGCGTTCCTGCTCGTAAGGTGATGGGGGCGTAAACGCTTGGTAGGTTTTTAACCCGCCTCGTTTGTTTTCAGTTTCCATCAAAGTCCCCTCGGTAGGTTCCTCCCTGCGGCGTAGTCATGCCGGGGGAGGATGGGTAACCACGCGCTCCTGCGCCTGACGGACGACGCATACCGCCGATCTGCGGGGCTATTTCGGGGCCACTCTGCTGACGCGGAGCCGTCATGCTCATGGCGGGGTTGCTAATCGGCCCTTGGTACTGCTGCGGGCCGGGAGGGCCGTTAAAGTTCATTGCTTGCGGCGGCATACCGGGAGCCGTGTTAGGCGTTGCGCCTGCATACGCTGACGACGAACGCATCGCTTGTTGCGGAAACGGGCTGTTAAGGCTGCTGTTGCGTTCCTGCATTGCCAGCATCCGCGCTAACTCCTGTGGGCGACGGTCGGGCTGCATCATCATCATGGGGCGTCGTCCGTTCATAGTGTCCTCACAGAAGTCCGTAATTGACCATCTTGTAACCGTCAGGCCGCGTCAATACGGCCACCGGCAGCACCGTCTCCACTTCGTCGGCCATTACGCCGCGTTGGCGTTCGCCGCCAATGTCGTACTCGTACACGCCGATGCCGAGCGGGTGAGTACCGATACGCTCTATGTTGGACTTGAGGCGGCGATCTGATGTGAACAACGCGCCAAATCCACCCGCCATGCCCGCTGCGCCTAATCCTGCGCCCATCAAACCATACAAACCGCTGGCGTTGCTGGCGGCTTGATTTGCGGCAATACCGTAACGTTGCATTGCGGCAGCGTCCTGCGCCTGCATGGCCTGCAGGTACGGAGTTGGGGCAACGGTTGAGCCGGTGTAGCCTTGGAACTGCGGCATTTGCACCTGTGAGCCTGACAACAACGCGCTGATCTCGTTAAGCGGCTGGTTGCGCAGCGCCATCTGTTGCGCCAACTGTTGCTGTACGGCTTGGTTTTGGAACCCTGCAGCACCGGCCAGTTGGTTGTACCGTTGCTGTTGTGCGGCGTTGGCTGCGGCTTGCTGCGTCAGCGCAGCCTGCTGGTTCTGCAGGATTGAAGCGTTGTACAGCCCTTGGATGTCCATGCCCTGACCAAACCGCTGCTGTTGTGCAGAGTTTGCGGCGGCCTGTTGCGCAAGCAATTGCTGATATGCCTGCATCCCCGCTTGGTTGCCAAATTCGGCTTGTGCGCCAGCCTGTTGGAACCCTTGTTGCTGGCGGGCAAGGTTGGCCTGATACGCCGCCAAAGCCTGCGCTTGATTTTGCGCAAGGGCTTGGTTCTGCATCTGCTGCGCCGTGACCTGTTGACCAAACTGCTGGTTTTGCGCAGCCATCTGCGCTTGAAACCGTTGTTGTGCAGCGGCTTGGTTCTGTGCCAACGCCTGATTTGCAAATTCGCCTGCGCCCATGCTCTGCGCAAACTGTTGCTGTTGGGCTTGGTTTGCCGCTTGCTGTTGTTGCAAGGCGGTTTGCTGGTTCTGCGCCAGTGCTTGATTAGCCGCTTGGGCTACTTGCTGCTGCTGACCAAATCCTTGCGCCTGTAGTGCGGCGTTGACCTGTGCCTGTTGTGCGGCAGCGCTTTGGTTCTGCGCAATCGCTTGGTTGGCAAGTTCCTGCGCCGTTACCTGTTGTCCAAAAGCCTGCTGGTTTGCCTGATTCTGCATCTGCGCAGCGGCCTGCGCCTGTGCAAAGTTTTGCGCAATGGCCTGATTCTGCGCTTGAGAGGCTTGCTGACCCATTCCAAACTGTGCAAGCAAAGCGTTACGGTCAAACTCACCGCCTGTAACTGCTTGACCAAACTGCTGCGCTTGAGCAGCGTTAGCGGCCTGCTGTGCAGCCAATCCCTGCTGGAAGTTCTGACCCACGGCCTGATTAACGGCCTGTTGCGCTGCCTGACCTTGTGCAAAGTTTTGGGAAATAGCGCGGTTGATCGCATCCTGCGCGGCTTGTCCCGTCTGGAAGGACGCCATCTGTGCTTCACGGCCAAACTGTTGCTGCGCCATCTGCTGCCCAAAGCCCTGCTGTTGGGCGGCGTTTTGGGCTTGTTGGGCGGCTAGCGCACGCTCAAAGTTCTGTTGTTGCGCTTGGTTTGTCGCCTGCTGCGCTTGTTGGCCCATGCCGAACGATGCGATCTGCGCCTCACGGCCAAACTCACCGGCCTGCATCCGCTGCTGGAACGCTTGCTGCTGCGCCATGTTTTGCGCTGATTGCGCGGCAAGGCTCTGTTGGAAGTTTTGCGCAAGGGCTTCGTTGTAGAGGCCAAGGCCCTGCGCACCCATGCCAAATTGAGATTGGGCGGCTTGGTTGGCAAAATCGGCCAGCGTTTGCTGCTCGGCAAGCCCCTGCTGGCGCATCTGCGCGTCAAGGCTGATGCCCTGCAATGCTGCTTGTGTGCGCAGGTCGTTTTCGCGCTGTCCCTGCAACTCCATTTCAGCGTTGTAGGCTTCACCGCCCGGGCGTAAACCTTGGTTGACAAGGCGCTGCTCCAACTGCGCACGCTCACGCTGCAATTGCGGCTCAATGCGCGACATGATGGCGTTTTGCGCCGTCATCCCAGCGTTGACCGGCATCGCGGCCAGTCCTTGCGTGGCTAACTGCCGCTGCAGTTCTGGCGTTGCCAGTTCTCCGCGTGCGTAGCCAAATCGGCCTTCTTGCACGTTGCGGGCAACGTCGCCCACGCCTGAAAGGTTGATGTTTTCCTGCAACGTTGGCGCGGCAGGGCCGCCAATGGCGCGGCCAAACTGATCGTAAGACGGCGCTGCGCCAAGTTCACCGACGCGGCTGGCGTCAAACCCGCCAAACTGCATTGCGCCCGGGCCACCTGCTGCAAAGCCGTACAAGCCTGCGGCAGGGCCACCGCCCGCCATACCGAACTGACCGGCACCGGGAGCGCCCGTAACGCCACCAACGCCGCCGAGGTTCAGTTGGCCGAGGTTTGCGGCCTGCGGGCCACCCGCTGCCATGCCAAACATCCCAGCCTGCGGGCCGCCAGTTGCTCCAAAGGGCGTCACATTGGCCCGTGCGCCGCCAAACTGGCCGAAATCAACCTGCCCCGGCAAACCCGCGCCAGCGGCCATACCGCCGGTTCCGGCCTGACCCATGCCGGTGATATTGGGAGCGCCCGAAACCTGCCCAAAACCGCCTAGATTGCCGTATGCGCTGCCTTGGCCGACGCCGTAATAATCGGGCGTGCCAAAAGCCTGTACGTTTGACCCTGCAGCACCCGTAGTGCCAAATTCGCCCTGCAGGGCGGGGCCAGCAAACGACCGTGTAGGCGCATAGCCAGCGGCCGATGGAGCGCCCTCAATTGCGCCACCCGCTCCGGCCGCAACGCCGCCCGCTTGCCCGTAGGCGGCAAGGTTAGGAGCGGCGGTAGTGGTGCCGTAATCGCCATATCCCGTAAGGATCGGCGACAGCGAGGCTATAAAGTCTTGGTTGAGATATTGGGAAAGGTCACCAATTTCGCGCTGGCCGAGCGATGCCATCGCTTTTTCGGCTTGCTGCTGAATGTCAAAAATGTTTTTGGATTCGCCAACCAATTCCTGACGGACGGTTGGTTGTTCAATATAGGAGGTAAACGCTGCGCGGTCGGGTTCTGCAAGCCCCTCCACGCCTCTTGTTGATTGCGACCGAAATTCATCCATCGCCTTGTCGTAGGCGCTTTGGTTAAATTGCGGCGTTTTTTCCCACGATACCGTCTGACTCGCCGTTGGCGTGTAGACGTTGGGATTGGACATATAAGCCGACTGGCGTGCGGCCTCTACGTTTTCTTGCCCTTGCTGACGCGCTATTGCGGCGTAATCAGGCGTTGGCGGTGGCGCTGGTGATCTTTTGCCCATACCGAGGCTCCAAATATCGACACTTGTCAGGTGTCTGTGTCATCAAAACAATGTCCCCAGAGTCATGCGCGGCACCTTTAATCCGCGCTTCCTCCGAAAACCCCATCTTGCTGACCAATGCTAGCGCCCGGGTATGGTTGCTGTTGATTGGCCCTATAATCTTATCAACTTTTGCGACGTTGTAGGGATAGTCGTACACCGCCGCTAAATACGCGGGGGTAACGTGCTGCCAAACAATGTGGCACATCACGCTAACCCCGTTCCAATTCTCGTAAACCGTCCCAGCGACCAATTCGCCGTCACGCTCTAACCCAATGGCAACCGACCGCTGCGGGTCAAACCCGCCCTGCGTCTGCTCGGTTACCCATAGGCCCACCCGGGGGCCGTTAACTATATTCCAGCCCATCCGATCTGATACACCACGTCAGTTGAGGCCCACTGAATCTGCAGATTTTTGCTGCTGCTAGTGAACGAAATGGCTCCCGAATAACCTAAACCCGTCACGCCAGATTGGTTGTTCGTGATGACGACATCCGAACCCCAAAGCGCAACGTCCCATAACCCAATACCCCATAGCCCTGCAGTGGTGGGCGAGAACGACAGCGCACCCGTCTGGTCAACCGTCTGAAAGTCTGTGTTAATGCCAATGACAATCTGTGGCTGGCCGTTGCTAAAGATGCTGGGTCGTGCGCGGGTAAAATACTTAATGACGCCTCGCGTTTCAAAGTAGTTGAACGCCTGCAGAGCCTTGGTTGGAATCGGCTCTCCGTCGTCCATGTAGCCGCTGTCACCCGTTGTCCACGCCCTTGCAACGTAGGTATTGCCGCCAAAATACGGTTCGCTGCCTACTAGCGCCCACGAACTTGCGTTCCAACCCGTAAAGTTGCACCACGCCTTTGTGATGTTGTTCATCACAAACTGTTGCTGCCCAGTGCTGACCGGAACATTGACGATTAGGGCGTTGTTTAACGGGTTGTAAAGCAACGCCCAGCCAAATGTGTCCTTGTAGGTGCGTGCCGCTGCAGCAAACGCGCCCTGTATCTTGTCCGACAGCGCAATGTTGGGGTCAAGGCGCGAGGATTGCAGCGCAGAAGCAAACGGGATAAGCCCGTCGAGCGTCAGAATAAGCAAATCGCCGCCGTATTTGGTTACGCACCTGCGGCTAATTGGCTGGCCGATGATCCACACGCCGATCAACGACCATGTAGACGCGCTGGTGGGATCGGTGCCGCGATATACGGCCACCTCGCCCTTGTCGCTTATCAGCACAAGGTTGTCGTCTACGCCATAGCCCGCGTCAATCGTCCACGTCGCCATCGCCGTAAGTTTGCCGCCCAAATGCATGACGCTGGACAGGTCAAGGACGTTGGCCGCGCCGCCCACAGACGCCACCGGCAAATACCACGCTTTAAGCGTGTTTTTTTGAATAAACCACACCCTGTTTTTAAACAGCGTGGGGCTTTCTAAATCGGTGGTGGTTACGCCCGTAATGGCGGGCGTAGATGCGGCATCAATCGGCGTCCATGTCGTGCCGTTGTACAGCAGCGGCTTGTCCACGCCGTTTGCCGCGTAAAGATAACTGCCACCGCCCGTGGTGACGTTAGTGTATTCCCATGCGGAGTTAGACAGGCTGGCAACTAGTGCCGATCCTGCCGTACCTGCCGAAGTGACGTCGTAGATGTTACCCGTGGATATGGCGAACAACTTGATGGTGCTGCCAGCGTTGTACGTCATCAACGTATCAACGGTGCCCGGCAATCCTGTCTTATGCTTGGCAAATCCGCCTCGCAAATTGACGTTGCTGACGCTTGGAAACATATTTTCCAAGTACACGGCGTCGGTCGGTGCCATGTTTGCCAGTGCGTCCCGAGCGTTCCAACCGCCCACCGGGGCAGGCAACGACGCAACGTTTGCCGTCGTGCGCTGGACTAGCCGCCTGCGTACCGGACTAGCCATTACTGACTATCCGTGCCGTAACCGCTATCGGGGATGTTGTCGTACCCAATCAGTACGGTTCCCGGTCGCGGGGCAAACGAGAGGTTGGCGGCGGCTACGTCTTGACCGATGGCGGTTTCCAGTTCTGCAAGGTAATCGCGGTACAGCGCCGTAGTGTCAAAGCCCTTGGCCTCAAAATACTTTAGTTTGGTACCCAGAACCATCACGCGGTCGGGATACACGCAGGTATCGGTGTCGGAGGTAAAACTGTTTTTTGGCACGCCGAGGGCGTTGTAGGCCCATGCGTTGCTGCGGTACTCAAACCCAAGCAACTCGCCTGCGTTCATGCCCGGCCAAATCTGGAAATACGGCCCAAGCAATCGCCAGCGGATGCGGGGGCCGGTGCTGATATAGCCCGACAGCAGCCATTCCCATTGCTGTGCGCTTTCGGGGCCAAGCATCTCCCAACGCTTGCTCTTGTCCCAATGCGTGCGGTTTACGGTGCTGTTGTAGTCGGTCGGGAGGTTGTATTTGACCTTTTGAAATATTAACTGCCCATTAACTTGAGCCTCGGTTGGGGCGTAGTTAACCGTTAGCGTTGTCGTGCCGGTGACGGCGGTGACGTAGGTAGCGTTAGGGATACCAACGCCCTGCACCTGATAGGTCGTGTCCAGCCCTGCCGTCGTTGGGATGCCGGTGATCGTATACGACGACGTTGACCATGTGCCAGTTGTCGTGATCGCCTCGGTATAGAACGTGTGCTGTTTGGTCAATTCACGCCAATCAGCACGACGGAGCAATTCATAGCCGCAAGCGTTCATCAACGCAAGTATTTGGATAACGTCTTGGCTGGCGTTACCTGCGACCGTGGAAGGAGTCGGGATGCCCAACTCGTTTGTGCATTGCTGCACCAATTGCACCATCGTGCTGCCCATACTATTCCTCCGCTATTTCTTTAGGCGGTCGTCCACGACGCTTGGGAGAGTCTCCCAACAACTGCGCCATCTGCGACTGCAGTTCGGCCAATTGCTTTTTAGTATCTTCCAACTCTGCGCTTGCATCTGACCGATTTTTACGATTAAGGTACTGACGGGCGCGTTCACGCAAGCCCACGCCACCCATCCCGATGCGTTGCAACTGCGCGTCTGACGCCAGCGCCAACTGCTCCACCGTCACAAACTTTAGGATTGCCAACTCGGCAATTTGATCACGGTTAATTTCCTCGGCAGCATCCTTATGCCAATGCGACAGCGGGGTGCCAATCTGCTCTGCGGCGCTCTCGCCCTGCTGCATTTGGTAATACAGCCATTGGCGCGGGAAACGCTCCTTGTGGTCGTCACGGCACGGTTGGTCGATGATGTTGGTCTTATCGCCGGGGGCCATGATACGAACATAGGTTTTGCCCTCATTTACGCCAGAGTCTTTGGTGTAGAACTCAACGTGCAATTGGGCGTCGGCATTGTTTACATCGCTGTCTAACGGCATTGTCCTTGCTCCTGTGGGGATTACAGGTTGTTGACCTGTGTTACGGTACAAATTACAGAGGGGATTGCGGGATAAACGCTTGTGGCGCTTGCCGCAAGTAAAACAACGTCTGCGTCATTACTCTCCCACATCAATTCTACATAATTGGTGGGTTCAAGTTGGATAACAAAATTCCATGCCGCAACCAATTCGGCTGCGGTGCCTTGGATAACTACTCGGCTAGTTGTGTTTGATACGTTAACGCCGTTTTTGCGTAGCCAAATATGGATAACTGCCGCTGCGCCAGAGGTTTTATCTAATTGCGCTGAAAACTGGACGTTGTAGACGCCTTGATTGTCCACCACGATGCGCGACGTAGGCGAACCAATGCTGACCCCGTTTGCTGCGTCTGTCGTGTTAAACGTCATCGCGTAAGCGGTGTTGATGGACGCAATGGTTTGTAAAGTAGTGTCCGAAAACGCACCGTAGTGCAGAATCGGAACTGCGCCGTTAAACCCTTGCAGTTCTTCCCACGCGCTGTTGCTAATGGCAAAAAATACCGCTGCGCAGTTTTTGTTGATCGTTGCAGCCGTTGTGGCGTTGAGTGTGGACGTTGCTTCATACGGGTACACCGTCAGCGCGTTTGCACCCGAGTTAGTTATCCATATCAACTCGCCCATTTCGGTCGGCGGCAGTTTGACGCCAGCGCCCGAGGGGGTAGTAGTCACATTATTGTAGACGTAGGTGATAGCCGTGGCGTTGTCGGCCGATGTGCCCGCAGCCACGACCGAGGCGTTGCCGTCACCACAGATGGACACCGTGGATAACTGCGAGACGCCCGAGCCAAGTACACGGGACGGGATTGCCATTATGCTGCCTGCGCCGTATCCCGACGGCAGCGCATGATCTCTGCAATCAGCCCCGGCCCAATTACCTCAATCTTGAGGTCGGGCATCACTTCAAACAGTTTCTGGAATTCGTTGGCCTGCTGGGCCATTGCAGCGTTGGCGTTAAATTTCTTGCCTGTAGGGCCGCCCACCCAGATATCCACCGTGACGCCCGGCAGTTCGCCGGTAAACCGCTTGCGGCCGTCTGGGCTGTTGCATGAGTCGTACCCGTACAGCACAAACTTGCGGAAGCCCATAATGTAGCCAATGTTGATGGCCCGTAGGCCCGAGGTCGTGCCCCCGCCAATGGCGAGTTTGCCCGGCCCCATCGCTTCCATTTCCGGCCCCTCTGCCCACGAGTGCCACAGCATCACGCGCTTGCTTTGCAGGAAGTCAAACGTGACAGGGGGGCAGCGCGAGGCGACCATATACAGCGTGCGGTCATTCTTGCGCTGTATCCCGTTGGTGCGGTCGCGGGGGTCAAGGTTAACCCAGAAATCCGGCTCCACGCCGTTTTCGCACAAGAAGTCGTGCGCACTTTTTACCGCACCGATTACATGACCGGCGGCGCGGTGCGCCTTGATGTCGTCAATGTAGTCCGGCATAGACCACCCGCTCGCCACCAGCACCATGGTTGCATCGTGCGTGATGGGAGCGAGGGTCAGTTCTGGTAGACCACGGGCAAGGGCAGACCGTATGTTGGAACAAAGTTCCTCCGGCGTGCCCGCCGCCTGCACCGTGATCTCCAGAGGCTTCATCAGACTGCGCCGCCTGCGCCCGTGACGTGCGGGTAACCCGCCACACAGGTGATTGCGGTTGCGCCCGATGCCGTGGCGGTTGCCACGATGCCAGCCACAAGGCCGACGCCGTTGCCTGACACGGTGGCGTCATCCAGCACGCCCGCAGTCGCCGTCGTAAAGAGCGGCACGTTGGGGGCGCAAGAAGCAGCCAACTTCACGACCGGCACGCCGCCCGTCTGCACCCAGCCATACGAGCCGGAGGCAATGGACACCTGTGCGAAACCGACGCGCTTGGAGGTCGCGGCGTTGGTCGTGGTAAGCATCACGGCGGTGTTGTTTGACAGCACGGCAACCGCAGCGTACTGCGAAATTTCCGATGCAGCCTTCACATACACAGCCTGTCCACCATCGTCAAGGTTGACGGCCGTTCCGAGGTTGAACGATGCAGACGTATCGGCATAGCCGAGTGACACGCCAATCAAATTACTTGTTGAAACAGTCATTGTCGTGTACCCCTTTAAGCAATCAACACGCCTTGGAACTGGCTGCCCGAGCAGGTAAGGTTACCGGCCCAGCCAATCAGTTTCACAATCATTCTGTTACTTCGCCTTTCGGCTACTGACCACCCTTTCGGATGGCGGGGCAACCTCTTCGGGTCACCCTCTGCGGCTTCTTTGGTTATACCGCAGTTCAGACTATCGCATGGCGAACCTTTTTCGTTCGCCCCCTCTCATTTAGTCGTTCAGCCTGCTTTCGCTTGGCCCCTGTCACCCGCTTCCGGGCTTCCAAGTCAATTAGAGAGGGTTTATAGACGCCATTAGTGAATCGTAGGTTTAGCGTCTTGGTTGACGGCCTGACGTTCGCCGCCAATCGGAACGAAATTCCGATCTTTGTGCGGGCGGAACATCAGGTACTTGGTGTTCAGGAACCACATATGGTTGGCGTTACCCGAACCGCTGTTGTAGGTGGACGAACCGATACCACCGTCCAGCACCACGTCGGAGGCCATGCCCGCGCCGTAATACTTGAGGGAGGCAAAGCCCGCACCCGCCATGCCCGAACCACTCTCGGTAATACGCTGGATCGCCTGAAGCGACTGCAGGTAGAACCGATAATAGTTGTTGTCGGCCACGATCAGGTCAGGCTTGTCGGTTCCACGAACCAACTGCACAGCGAGGGCGTCCATGTAGCCCTGAATCGTCGTGCTGGACACAGCGCCCGCACCACCGCCATCAGCGGCAGCCGAGAACTTCTTGCTCTGCCAGAACGACCACACAGCGCGGTTGATGCCACCGTAGGTGCCCGTGGTCGGATCATCCGGCACAGCAGCAGCAAGGCCCGTGAGGTTCTTGCCCGCGTTGCCGGTGCCGTCACCATACAGGTCACCGCTGATGCGGTTTGCCAACTGCGCCTCGGCAACTTCCATGCGACCGTCAAGAAGGTCAATGATGGCCTCCTTGCCCGAGTTTTGGATCATTTCCAAACCCGAAATGGTCACGGCGGAAGCGTACTGCGTAATGGAGAACTGCGCCGACGAAATCGGGCTGTTCTGTCCAACATTCAGCACTTCGTAGCCGCTGTACGAGTTGGTATTGTCGGATGTTGGGTCTGTGTACATCAATTCTTGGAGGATGACGTTTCCTCCCGAAAAAGTACGCACATTCCCTCGGTCTTTTAGCCGACGAAGCAACGCATTGTTGTTCGTCACGTTATCAGCCAACTCACCGCTACGGCTTTGGATTGTGGTAGCAATGATGTCGCTGATACTGGAATTGGCAAATGCCATTTTAATGCTCCTATATCAGTTGATTACAAACGCGACTCTGTTTCGGAAAAAGCATCCTCCAAGAGTGCGCGACGGTTTGCTGCCTTGGGAGCCGTGTTGGCGCTTGGTGTTGCGCTTCTGACACTCACCGCTGCTGCACGGGCCGCTTTTGCTGCCCGGTTGTACTCCTTGGCCTGCTTTGCAGCCACTTCGGCCTGTTGGGCCTTGTTGATCTGTTCAAACAGGTCAGGGTTAAGACGGATCGCCTTGTCGTAAGCCTCATCCAAAGTTTCTGCCATGCCACTCTGTAGGAGTTGAATCATGGTTGGCCGGGCTTCTTCAAAATGATCTGCTTTTAAAGAAAACTGGTTAATCTCGCCCAACAACTGCTGGTTTTGCTGCATTTCTTGCTGCTGTTTCCAACCCATGACCTCGCCACGGACGTTGTTAAGTTCGTTTTGCAACTGCCACACCAGCGGATCAACGCTGTTTTGCGGGGCAGCCTGCGGATTTGCGCCCATCGCACCCAAATTGATGCCATAGGACTGCGCCAACTGCGCAAACAACTGCATTTTCTGTTGCGGCGGGGCAGTGCGCAGCGTGTAGTCAGCCTGCATCAACGCAGACACGGCTTTTTCGGGCGTTAACCCCATGCCTTGAATGGTTGGCAGGTACGGCGCAATGGTTTCTTGCATTGTGTCAGCAAACTGCGCCTTGGCAAGCAGCGGTTCCACGCCAGCACGCATTTGTTCTTCGCGCTGCCATGCGTATTCCTGCATTTTTGGGTCGGCTTTCTGCCAAACGTCGTGAAAATCCTTTTTCCATGACGCTGGAGGACGACGCCACACGGGCGGTTCTGCCTCCTGCACGGGTTCAGCACGTTCTGCAGTGCGTGAGGCAAAGCGCCCCTGCTCGTCACGGCCAATTGCAGACTCTATTGGTTCGCCTTTTTCGGCAGCCTCAAAGCCCTGCTCCAACATTGCACGCCGATCATCTATTGATTCTTCGCGTGCGGTTTCCATTGCGGGGTTGTTGTTATCCATATCTATCCTCTCCTGTGGGGATTGGTGAAATTGGCGTTCTCCCGCAATTTGCGAATGATTGCGTCGGCTTGGGCGTTGGTGAGGCGATTGTTAACCTCATACTTCAAACGCTCAAAGCGGCTCCCATCCACCTTTGGCTTGGCAATGTGCTTGGCGGGGTCGTCGTTGCCTACCTCAATGCAGTTGTTTGCCTTGAGGTGGCGTCGGTGTTCGGATCGGCTGGTAATCATCCTGCCGTCAATCATGGATTGGTACGGTTGGATGTCGGGCATAATGTAATGATAGCCGCCCTTGGAGTCTTTTTTTCGCTCCACAAATTCGCCGTCAACTAAAACGTAAGTGCGTTTCATTGGTTTAGCAACGGCGGGGCAGCCTTGTTCATCTGCGCGATGATAAGGCGCGTTTGGGCGTCCATGTCAGCCTTGTACTTGGAGGCGGCCTGCTCACTCTGCAGCCGCATAGCCTCCAACTGCGCTTCAAACTGCTGCTTTTGCTGCTCCATCTGCAGTTTTGTCTGGTTCTTGAGTTGCTCCATCTGCATTTGCTGCTGCAATTTTGCCTGTTGCAACGCCGATTCCATCTGCATACGGCTCTGTTCAACCTGCCCCTTTTGCTGCAGTTCGGCCTGTTTGCCTTGCGCCTGTGTGTCCGGTTGCTGTTGTTGAGCGGCCTGTTGGAGTTGCTGCAGCGTAGCGTCAATCTGACCCTCAATCGGGCGTGCGGCCTTGAACGCTTGCATACCAAAACGCAACAGTTCCATCATCATGGGCACCATCTGCGGGCTGGCTTGACCAACCGGCAACGCTTGGGCGAGGAACCCGCCAAACGCCTGCAGAAACTGCATACGGTCTTGCTTGTTCTGGTTCTCGTCCAGCATCACAAGACTGTCAGCGGCAATGTCCACGCGGAAGTTACGCAGCGGCTTGTCTCGGAGCAGTTCCAACGCCTGCGGAATCAACTGCTGATCGGCTGGCGTCATTTGCTGGGCCGCAGCGTAGGCGAGGATGGTTTCGGGCTGGTATTTGGCGCACATTACTTGCGCCTTCAAACGAATTAACTCCGACGCAAAGAGAGCCACGTCCTCCTGCATCGACCGCAGCCTTAACCCAGCATATTGTCCTTTGATTTGCTGCGCGGTCGCGGTTTCGCTGGCGTAGGACGCGCCTCGGATGATGTCGCTGATGCCCGTGATTTCGTAGATTTGGCTCTTGATGTCTTCGCGGGCACGGTAGCACTGGATGAGGGCGTTGGCGAGGGTGTCGAGCGGAAGGAGGTCAATGCTGCCTTTAAGGCCGCCCTTTTCGCTGAAAGCCATCCATTTATCAACTGGAATAAGCGCATTGTTGTCACCCTCGGTCATCAAGCGTTGCAGTGCAGGTTGGCTGGCGTCGTACACGCCGCGCACACGCAGCGACTTCACAAGACCGTCAATGCGGTCAGACAGGATGTCCAACTCCATCGCCTGATCTTGATACAAAACAAAGTCAGGAACGGGTACCAGCGTATCGCTTGTGGTCGTAGCGTACAGCGGCTTGGGGCACGGGAAGAATCCCTCCACGCCGAGCGGGTCATCGCGCTCGTCGATGATCTCGGGCATTCCTTTGCTAAACCAGTAGACTTTTTCGGACTCTTTATCCCACAACTCACAAATCTTGGCGCGGTTGTATAAGCGCTTGTTTTCGTTGTAGGCGTTCAGCGGTTCCGGGCCTTGATCGAGCGGTATTTTGCGGGCAACTTCTTCGCCAAAACGCTCTACAAGCGCCTCACGGGTCATGTACACCCAGCGCCATACGCAGGTGACTTCTTCCCAAGTTCGGGCCGTGCTATGCCCAAAATCGCGCCAGTGGACGTAATCCACCGGGGCGCACTCATATTCAATCTTTTCCAACGGCGGCGGAGCGCCCTCGCCTTGCTCAATGTTTGGCGTGATGCTGACGCCATCATCCTCAAGCCCGATGGGGGCGGTATGCGGCTCGTATCGCAACCATGCCGTACCACGGCCGCCAAGGAACCTGTCCTCAACGCAATAGTTCATCGTTGCCCGGTAATCGGGGTAATGTTCGATCTCAAAGTCTATGGCGCGTTCAATCAACTGCGAGGCCACACGGCCAACGGGGTCGTTATCGCCAAAGCGGCGGCTAATGTCGGCCTTTGGCAGTTTAGCGTAGACGGCGGGGCGCAACGTCTGCACATTGCTCCACAAGATGTTGAATTTGGCTGATTCAGTAAGCGACTGCCCACGGGTATCGTCGCGGTACCGCTTAATAATCTTTTTAGTACGCGCCGCCCACTTTGCAAACTCGTTGTCGTACTGCCCAATGATGCGCAGGTAACGATCAAGTTTCGGTTGCACCATTGCGTCCATCAGTCTTTCCCCTTGTTGCGCTTGCTGATGGCGGCGGCCTTGCTCTTGGCCTCTGCCTTGCTGCCAGCGCCCCATGCCTTGAGGGCGAGGGCGAGGCGCGTGGGCTTACCGTCCTTCTCCATTGGCCCCGGCATATTGCCCATACGGGCCAAGAAAGAGGCGCGGCGTGGGTTGTCGCCAGCCTTTACCGGGGGCTTCAATGTGCCACCCGTCTCGGCTTTGTAAGAGGCGCGGCCAGCGGCATTTAAACCACCTTTCGGGTTTTTGCCTGCTTTACGCTGCCACGCTGCGCTCATTTCTTACCTTTACTCTCGGGTTTAGCGGTCTTGGCGGCTTGCTTGAAGTCTGCTGCCGACGGTCGCCCCTCCTCACCGGGACGCTTCATGCGCTCATTAGAGCCAGCCTTAATGCGCTCTTGCTTTGCAAGGATGTTGGCGTAAAGGCCCGGCTTGTTCATGTGTAAGTGCTAAACAGGCCGACGACGCGGCAGTTGGAGTTACCCGAGCAGGTCGCGGTAATTGCGCCCTTACTTGCCACTTCCAGCGGGATCACATACGCGCCAGCGGCTTGCGTGGCGGGGATACGTACCAATTCCGTGCCGTTGTCGCTGACGACAACCGTGGCCTCGGTGTTGCTGGCAACGTTAACCACGACGCTGTGAATGTACGCGCCCGCAGCACCAAACGTCGTCGTAGAAGTCGCGGCTACCGCAACGTAATTGTTGCGTACTGGACTAATCGCGGTCATATCCTTGCCCTCCTGCTCGACGTGCGGTCATGCACTGCCCACATATCGTTGAGCGTAACTGTGTTACCCGGCCCGACGATAAGCGGTTTAACCTCTGCCGCCGGGGTCTTTTCTGCAACTTCCTGCCATGATACACACAACATACGGAAAGCGTCACTAGGGTGGCTAGTCCAATCGTGGCGCGGCGATTGGCGGTATGCCTTTTTATCCTCGTCGTACTCGCGCTGATACTGCCGCAGCGCCTCTATGCCCTCTCGGCATTTCTCGGAGTCAAACCACACGCGGGGTAACGTCATACGGACGGCTTGGATGCCTGATTGCACGCCAATGTCGGGTACCACGGCCAGTTTGGCAATGTCCAGATAGGCGGCCAATTGCTCCACAATGCTTTTGCCGGTTTGTAACGATTTTGCCCGAGCGTCGTGCGGTAGGTAATGACGGGCGTATTTATACGGTTTGCCCGTAACCACGGCGGCAATGTCATGGATGTCCTCGCCGCTTACAGCGTAGAAGTCAATGACGCGGATTTCCCCGCGCCCAAGTTGGTAAAACCACACCGCCGTGTCGTCTCTATATCCCAAATCCCAACTGCTATACACAGGCAGCCCGGGGTCGTGCGGGACTTGGCAGATACGGCCCTGATCCTGCGCCTCGCGCATCTCTTTGCCGTAAAAAGCGCCGAGAACCGCAGCCTCAAAACTGCACTCGTACTCCTGTAGATACTGATCCTCGGCCAACTGCGCTTTGGCGGCTGCTAGTTCAGTCGCCGGTAATAACCCGCTGCTGGAGGCAGGCAAGCGCAACAGGAACCATTCATCGGGTAAGCGTTGGGCAAGTTCATAAATGTCATAAAACTGGTTGCGCCCCTTCGGAGTACCCCCGAAAACGCACCATCCGTTTTTATCACTCAAAGCGGGGCGAATTACGTTGCCCCAAACACTCGGTTTCCAGTCTCCATATTCATCAGCGTATACCCCCGAGTAGCCCATTCCGCGCATGGCATCGGCGTTGTCAGCCCCGAACAAGCGTATTTGTGCGCCGTTAATTAGCGTAATAGTTAATTCTTGCTCGTTTACCGATTGGATAATTGGCTGTGCGCCGTCCTTAAAATATTGCCAAGCAACGGCCTTGGCCTGCGACCTGTACGGGGCGACGTATGCGAACAGCCCGTAAGGCCCTTGGTACATCGCAGCAGCGCGAATCATGTCATTGACAGCGGCGACGGTCTTACCTGCGCGTCTGTGCGCTACGAGGCAAGCCCAGCGTTTCGTGCGCTCATGAAACGGCATGAACGCCTTGCGTGGGCGGTAGGGCAGGATTATTCGGGTGCCATCCATCCGATCTGTACCTTGACCGGGCCGTTGTCCTTGCCTGTGATCTCTTGGCGGGCGAGTTTGGGAACGTGGTATTCCAGCAGAGTGCTGAAAGCGTCGAACGCAGCCTGCGCTCCCTTCTCTGCTGCAATCTCGTCTAGCCACCCTTGGAGGCGGTCTGCGTTGTTGTCCACAAAAGCGGCTATCGCCTCCCGTGCGGCGGCGGTTGACTTGTTCGGGCTTCCTTTGGGTCTTCCTGCTGGCATACCGGGGTTAATATATCTTGATTGTTTATCTAACGAAACTATCTTTGCCGCTGTTGCCTTGGGTTAACTTATTTGCGCTCTTTCTTTGCTTCACCGTATGCAGTTAACCCTGCTGCAATTTTGGTGGGCGGCAACCGTAGCGGTGTTTCTGGGTAGAATTCGTCAGCCAATCCTTCTTCGATTACCCAGTCAGGCAATAACCCCGTTTTCTGTGGAGCGTATTGCGTATCAGCGCCGCTGGCGGTTCTGTTCTGTTTGCCATACGGGCCGTAGTTAACCCAACTGTTCTGACCGCGTGTTTCCGAGGTCATCGCCTTACGGGCCAACGGGCTGTACATAGCCGAATGCGCCCTCCAAGCGTTTTCCTCTCCGTCTGCGCGGAACCCATGCCCGTATTTGATATGCCCGAAGTAGTCGTGGACGATGCGGAATATATCGTTTGCGGTAACCGGCACGCCGTCGATAACCTCGCCTGTCTTGCGAAGCAGCGGGTTGCCGCTAATATCTACATGGGCGCTTTCGCTGCCTCCAAATCCGCTTTCCGTAGGGAACACCCACAGGTGATTGTTGTCGCGCACATCCATAATTGCGGCGCGAGGGCTTTTCGCATACGGGTCTTGCATATCGGGGCGAATAAACTCGACCTTTAGACCAGATTTTTTAATCTCGTTCCATTGGTCAAGCGTCTCGTCAATCATCGCATCGTATGCTGCTTTAACCTTTGGATCGTTCGGGGCGTGTGGCATCGCATCGTAAGCGGCGGCAATTTTAGTTGCTCGTTCGGGAATTACCTTTCTAAAAGTTTTTGGGGGAGCGTAAGAAGTTCCCCGGCGTGATGCGTAATTTTCCGCAGCCTTTACGGCTTTTTTGGTAGGCCCGGAAACATAGGTGCGACCGGCAACGGAGAGGGGTTCTGTTGGGGTGCCGATGAGGGCAGGCGTGCCACCTGCTGCACGCGAAGCCGCTCTCTGTGCTTCTGCCACGCTGCGATTTCCTCCGGGTCGTCCAAGTGACTCAAATCCGGGGATTGACTTTGCATATTCAGCGCCTCTTTCAATGGTGGTTCCGATGCGTGTTGCTGGGCCAACTGGGTTAACAAAACTGGCTGCAACATCGCCAATCGCTTCCATCGCATTGTCTGTACGCGGGTAAGCAAGTCCTGCTCGGGCGGCTTGGTCAATCATCCAATCTGAACCGCCGACGGGTGTATCTGTTGGATAGCCAGCAGCCGCCATGCCGAGCGCAGAAAGGTCTACCGGGGTGCCAAGCATCCGAAATGGTAAACGGGTAGTGCCACGCCCAAACGCTGCCGCTGCTTGACCTGTTTGAGCGATAGAAGGCACGGCATCGCCAGCCATTCCGAATCGCTCTTGGTATTCGTCAGGGCGTGCGGTTCCCGGCGTGTTTATAAATTGCGTTGCACGGTCACGCATCCGCTGGAGATAGTCGAGCGCGGCGGCAACCCGTGATGGCGCAGGGCGAGGCACTATTTAAATCGCTCCAACTTGTAGAGCAACGCGGCAATCTCGCCCACGATCTCGTCAATGATGTTCTGCAGGTCGGTGTCTTTAGGCAGTTCTTTGCGGGTGCCTTTCACAAAGGTCAGCAGGCTATCGGCGTACTTGGCCGCGTCCTTTTGTACCTTGAACCCCTCGGGGTAGTCGGCGAGAGGGATAATGCCGTAGTGCCCTTGGTAGGCTTCCGCATACTTGTCGGCCAAGTCCACGATGTTCTCGTAATAGTGGCCAAGTGCCTTGTGGGCAGCGTATGAGGCCGTCTGCAAATGAAGGAAGTGGGCTGCCGTACTGCTGTGCAGTAATACACCGACAAACTCTGCTGCGTCTTTGTGCGACATAGTACCTCCGCTTGGCGAGATTATCACACAGGTGTATCGTTGCAACTATGTCAACTTTTGTGTTTTTCCACGTTGGCCCAGACCTCGCCATGCCCGCGAGGATGGTGGAATCACTCCGCCGACATAACCCTTCCGTTGAAGTAATACAGGTTACCGATCACGACACCCGCACGGTGCCGGGGGTAACGTGGACGGCCCCGACTAACGGCGACCCAGAGTTCTTAATGCTTTGGCGCACCCAAGCGTTTGCCGGGCTGGGGCTAACGGAACCTGCGATGTACCTCGACACCGATATGATCGTAAACAAACCAATTAACGTCGAATTGCTCCTTGACGACTACCACATCGCCGTTTGCCGTCGCTCGTTCAACCGTGAAGCAATGTTCAACATCCGCCAGCGCGGGCAAGATTACAGCGAATATGCAGGAAAGACGCTGGACGAAGTGTACCCGATCCTTGGGTGTTGCACGATTACGGCTAGTAGCGGTGCATGGGAAACAATGGCCGAGACTTATGCCGCTTTGCCAGACAAGTTCAAGCGCTGGTACGGCGATCAAGAAGTTTTGCGGAATTACGTTAATTTGTTGCCTGCGTCTTGGGTGAAATATCTGCCCGAGTTTGAGTTTGCCTGCTTGCCAGAAGCCGCCAACGTCTACCCCCGGCCCTCAATCACCCATTACAAAGGCCAGCGCAAAGCGTTGCTTAACGGAGTTGCTCCGGTTTAATAGCCGCCGTGTACCGGGCGTAGAGTTCGCGTATAGCGGTTTCTGCGTCACGGGCGACGTAATGCTCACCCCTAGGCTCGAAAACGTCTCTAAACGCTTCCTGCGCGGTTTTAAGGCGTCCCTTGGGCATCTTGACCTCCACCCAACATATCCACTGCAAGCCGTCAGGCAGTAAACGACTAATTAGTTTGTCGGGGATGCCCTGCCCAGCGGTACCGTAATCCATTACCGTAAACCCGGCCTTGCGTAGCGCCTCGGTGATGATGGCGTCGTTGCCGTCGCGGCGGGCCGCGTACCTCATTGTTTGACCAATAGCCCCTGCCCGGTCGGCAGTTCTAACACCTGCTCTTTGCTCTCAAGAAATCGCTGGTGCGTTAGGGCTGACTCACGGTATCGGCGGAACCCGTAGTCGTCAAACACGACGATCGACCCCGGCTGCAGTCGTTCGTAGATTAACGGGAAAATGTAACCCTCGGCCTCGGCGTTGTTAAGGTCAATTTGGCAGAACCCGATCCGTTCGGGCAGGGCGGTGACAGCGCAGATGTCGCCCTTATAAACCGTGGCGTTAAAGGGCGCGAGGCGCTGGCGCACCTGTTCAAAAAGGTTAGGGCCGTGGTCAGCCTTGCGGGCTTCCTCGGGCACGTTGTCAAACAAGTCGTAGGCGTGGACGGCAGGGAGTGACGTTTGATAACGCAGCACAACTTCCAACGCCCGACCGTCGTAAGTACCGATGTCTACTATGTCGCCTTTGCCCAATGCCTGCTCACACGCCCAGCACAACGTGTAAAGCCGCCATAGGCGGGCGCGTAAGGCAAAATTGAGGCTACCGCACGCGGTGTCGAAACGCGGGTCAGTCGTAAAAAACAAGTTTCTAAACCACACAAACAGATCGTCGTGCAAGGTGCAATCGTTTCCTTTGTTTGCGCCAAGAAGCGACATCAATTGTTGTAATGCTTTTTGCACTTCAAGCCGTTTTTCAAGGCTGAAGTCCTGATAGTCTTTGTGGAACATTGCTGCAAAAGGGATCACAACAAATCTCGTTTTATGTGCGGCTCATTTTGGTTCTTCATAAATTCAAACTCCACGGTTTTTTGCATCGTGTGCTGCGCGTTGTGGAGACACCCAACCTGCGCGGGTCTTAACCCAGCCGCGTGACCGCAGCAGTTCCTCGTTACCGCAAGCACCGCTGCGATGTTGAAGGATAGCCGAAGCGCCGCTAAACCTTTCCCCGCATTGTTTGCAGGTGCGGGTCATTTGCTCCCCCTCGCACGGATGGCGTTAGCGATGTCCCATGCTGCGGCAGATTTGCCGGGGTTGACCAGCAAGATGGCGGTGTTTTCTATCTGGCTGTCGGCAATCTTCGCACACGCCTCCCGCTCGGCCTCTGCGACGAGGGCGGCGAAGCGAACATTAAAGACTTCCAACCATCCGGGGTGATACTCGCCTTTAGAGTAGATGGTATCAACGTAATCCTCCGCCTCCCGCGCCATCCTGATGATGTCCTCGCGTGTCATGTCTTGTCCTCCTTCATCGCGGCACCTCCTGCCGCTCTTTGAGCCGTGAAATACCACGGGGGCCAAAGAGGCAAAACACCATCGTCTTGAGGTGCGGGTTACCCAATACCTCCCCGGCAGGCGCATCGCGCAGGTGCATCGCAACGACACCGCGCAGCCACTCCATGCGCTCGGCTGTATCTGCGCCTTCCTCGACGGTATACCTCGCCCAAAGCGCATCGCAGAGTTTCAATCGGTTTATCGGGGTCGGTTCCTGCTTGTCCCAACCCCTCGCAGCACGATCTTGCGCGGCAATGAACATCGCATCGTCCTGCGCCTTCTGCTCCGGTGACTTTTGGGGGCGGTCGGGCTTCTTCTTGTCCTTAAGTTCAAACAAACCCTGCCATTGATTGCTGATGCTTTGGTTAACCACAGCATCTTGATCAGCGCCATACCGCGACAACTTCAGTTTCATCGCGTGTTCAGATGCGGGTTTGATGGGCTTGCGGATGGCGACCCTATAGGCAACCCATCGTTCCCATGCGGCTTGGTCTAGTTCGTTCATCGCAGTCTCCTGTTTGTGGAGGGTGCACGGTACTCGTTAACGGAGGTAAACGCAACAAGTTTAGTTTAGGCTTCTAGGATTTAAGATTTAACTCTGTAGGATTGTTTCGTAAGACCCATGCTCGGAAGCCCGGGAATGACCCCCCTACCCCCCTTAAATCGGAAGGTAGCGAGGTCATGCCTAAATGCCCGTATAGCCACGGTTGTTTAGACCCGCTGGACTTTGGTAAGCGATGCCCAGCCCGTTCCAAACGAACGGCCCTTCGCCGACAGATTTAACCCATGTCGAGGGGCTGCGTGGTGGGGTGTTTGACACGACTAGAACAGCCGTGTAGATTAACCATCACGCTCGAATAGCCTCGCAAGCGTATAGGCAGCCCCCCTGCCCGTCAAGCCCCCGCCATGTGCGGGGGTTTGTCGTTTCTGGGGGTCGCAGAATCGCTTATAGCGGCTTTACAGCCGGGGCAGGGGTTAGCCGGGGGTAGCCGTGGAATCGGCTGTAATCTGCGGGGTGACGGCTTCTAGAGCCTTCCATTGCCATACCCGCATCTCGGGCAAACGACCTGTTTTAACCCACCTTGAGACAGCAGGTTTGCTAACGCCAAGTCGCCGGGCAAGTTCGGCCTTGCGACCTCCACAAGCGGCAAGCGCGATCTGAATGTCCATGCCGCGCAGGTTAACGGGCGTGAAAATAATTGCAAGTAAGATGTTGACAAGGGCGTAACCTGTGTTAACCTGTCGGTGTTGAGTCAATCCACAGATAGGAGCAACAGACATGACTGACATGACACGCGAATACGAACTAGTCGAAGGGTTGCATTGCGAACTCGACTTCGAGTTTTGCAACGACAACACGATGGATTCAGCCGCCATCACCTCTATCAAACTGCCAAATGGCACTTGGCTGACCCTCCCGGCCCCCATCGTTGTTCACACCGACAGACTTGCAGCGTTTGCCGAGCGCGAGAAAGCCGAGCGCGATGCAGATTGGGCCGCAGAAGATCGGTTCGACCGCCGTCGCTCGTGGGAGGACGGCCTGTGAATATTTGGTCAGAACTCGCTGGGCTTGAAAGCCAAATTACAGATCAAACGCTCCGTGCCGCATGGGCGCGGATGGTTCAGACCCGCAACCCTGTCGATTGTGCGTTTGTGCAAGACATTGCAGACGACACGGATGACGCAAGCGTGTTTTGGCGGTTGGCGATGTGCGCGGAGGAATACGCCACAGTTGAACAATCGCTGGCGCATTTACTAATAAAGGTGCCGAAATGAAAACCATTGGTTTGTACCTGTTCTCGTTTGTCATGTTTGCCGCTTTAGTGTGGCTTGCCGTGAGGACTTTCTAATGGACGACTTTGACCAGTCAGACGCGCCGTGGGCCGATGATGACGGCTGGTGGCATCAGCAGGACTTGGAACAACAGCAACAAGAGGAAGAAACAAATGCAAAGTGAATCCATTGCCGCCCTCGCAGCGGCGCTCTCCAAAGCGCAGGCCAGCATTACGGGCGCACTCAAGGACAGCAGCAACCCGTTTTTCAAATCTAGATACGCCGATCTTGCATCGTGTTGGGATGCTTGCCGCAAGCAACTGGCCGATAACGGTCTGGCGGTGATTCAGACCACCGACGTGACCAACGTCGGGGTGGTGCTGGTCACGACGCTTGCCCACTCATCCGGCGAATGGATGCGTGGCGTGCTGCCCATTGTCACCAAGGACGCTGGGCCACAGGCGCAGGGGTCTGGCATCACCTACGCTCGACGCTATGCCCTCGCTGCCATTGTCGGGTTGGCGCAAATTGACGACGACGCAGAAGCCGCACAGGCGCGTAACAAGTTTGCCCAAACCGACCTCAAGGTGCTTGATCAGATCGCCGCTTGCGACTCTACAGACGCCCTCACGGCGCTTTTTAAGACGCTGCCGGTAGACGCCCGCGCAACGCACATGGATGCGTTCAGCGCACGCAAAAGGGAATTGGCGTGATGGAACAGCGTACTGACGATTGGTTTGCGGCAAGGCTTGGCAAGGTCACAGCCAGTCGAGTAGCCGATGTAGTTGCCAAGACCAAAACCGGCTACAGCAGCAGCCGAGAAAATTACATGGCCGATTTAATCGTGGAACGGTTGACCGGTCAGAAGGCCAGCACATTCACGAACGCGGCAATGGAGCGTGGCGTGGAGCAAGAACCACACGCTAGGGCCGCCTACAGCGCCCGCACAGGCGAGTTGGTCGAGGAGGTGGGGTTTATTGACCATCCGGTTATACCCATGTCAGGAGCGTCCCCAGACGGTCTGGTGGCCGATGGGTTGGTGGAGTTTAAGTGCCCCAACACGTCCAACCACCTTGACACGCTACTAGCCGATGCCGTGCCGGGGAAATACATCACTCAAATGCAGTGGCAAATGGCCTGCACCGGGCGACCGTGGTGCGATTTTGCGTCCTACGACGACCGGCTGCCAGCGCACCTGCAGATGTTTGTCAAACGCGTCCAGCGCGACGACAAACGCATTGCTGAACTAGAAATTGAAGTAACAAAGTTCTTGAACGAGTTGGAAGAAAAGTTAAACAAACTACAGGAGTTAAATCGTGGCTAATTACGACACCCCTTACGACCCAAATATGCGCGGAGTTTTGTTCAAAAACAATCAAAAAGGCAACGCCAAGGCACCTATGTACCGTGGATCGTGCGTGATCAACAACGTGGATATGAACATTTCCGCGTGGATTAAAGAATCCAAAAAATCGGGCGACAAGTTTATGTCTTTGAAATTTGAGTCTAAAACCGCAGCACCGCCGAAGCGTGCGCCTGTGATGGATGAAACCCCGTTCGACGATGACAAGGATTTGCCGTTTTGAAACTTAAAATCTTCATCGGTTACGACAGCCGCGAGGATATCGCGTATGAGGTCGCACGCGCCTCCATCCTTGAACACATGGATGCCGAGGTGTTGGCGCTGCGACTGGACGACCTGCGTGAGATGGGGCTTTACTGGCGTGCGCCTGACCCCTTGTCAGCGACGGAGTTTAGTTTCTCGCGGTTTCTCGTTCCTGCGCTCTGCAACTTTAAGGGTCGAGCGTTGTTCATGGATTGCGACTTTTTGGTGCGGAAAGATTTAACCCCGCTGCTTGACTACAACAATCCCGACATCGCGGTATGGTTAGTCAAACACGACTACAAACCTACCGCGTTGACCAAAATGGACGGTCAAGCGCAGCGACAATACCCTCGCAAGAACTGGTCATCGTTCATGTATTTTAACTGTGAGCATCCGATGGTGCAGGGGTTGACGCCTGACATTGTGAACACAGAAACCGGGATGTACCTGCATCGGTTTATGTGGTGCAACGACAAAAACATCGGTGGGTTGCCGACGACATTTAACTACTTGGAAGGTTGGCATACACGGGCGCAGGTTCCTGATCCAACCTGCGTGCATTTTACGGAAGGTGGCCCGTGGTTCGACACCTACCAAAATGTCGAGTACGCGCACGAATGGAAACAGACCGCTGCGCGTGTGAGGGCATCTGAACGATGAAGCGTATCTTCCCGCGAGGCACCAGACCCGACGTTATAGCATCTGTCGTGGCGCGGATGGTGTCTAACCTTGACCCGCTTAAGACATGGGCGGTTGAGGTCACGGAGTGGAAGAAACCGCGCAGCAATCAACAGAACAAGTTTTTGTGGGGTGTTTGTTATCCCTGCATTTTAGAGGGCGGTGGCGAGGCTTTGCGCGGATGGCAGCGCGACGACCTGCACGATTACTTTTTGGGTGAGTGCTTTGGGTGGGAGACGTTGGAAGGGTTTGGCAGGAAACGCCTGCGACCGCTCAAACGTTCATCTGCGCTCACCAAACAAGAGTTTAGCAATTACTTGATGTTCCTTGAAACTAGATGCATGGAAATGGGCATCGTGATACCGGAACCGTCGTATGAAGGTTGACCGGCCTATTGTTGTTTTGAACCCGTGGGAGTACGAATGGGCGTCTCACGTTGGAGCAAGGCGTTACATTGAAAACTGGAATCGACAAAATGCCGCGCATTACGATCAAAACCGAATGGAAGATGATAGAACGGCTCAAGTCGCTGCGTGCGTAGCAGAGTTAGCAGTAGCAAAATACACCAATAGATATTGGTCTGGTCATGTATGGCCCGCAGCATCGCACAACAGTTACAAAGACTTACCGGATGTTGGCAACAACATTGAAGTGCGTCGATTGCGTACAAAAGATTATGCAGCGGTACGACGCAAGCAAATTGGCAAAGGATTGGTGTTGTTTGTCGCCAAACCCGTAATGCCAGAACTGCGAAGCGTTGAGATTTATGGTTTTATTGACTATGACTATGCGTGGAATCTTGCGGTGCCGACAAAATACGATCCAGAAAACACGCGAGAAATTGGGCCAGAATTTTTGAGGTTAAAATGAACTTACGCAAAGAGGCTAAAGGGCGCGGTTGTACGGTGCGACTGCCCGACATCTGCAATCACAACAACGAGACGGTAGTGCTTTGTCACGTTCGCCTAGTTGGAGTTAGCGGTATGGGCATGAAAGCGCCATCAGATTTAATCGGGGCGTGGGCGTGTTCCTCCTGCCACGACGCTATTGACCGACGATCACACACCGACCTTGAACGAGACTATGTGCGTCTCGCGCACTTTGAAGGCATGGTTCGCACTATCATGCAATTACACAAAGAAGGATTAATATGAATTTTTGGTGCGACACGCCGTACATTACGGCTTATGTGCGTAATGAGTTTTTGCACGACCATAAAAAGGGCAAGGGTGAATTTACCCTCTGCACCGTGTTTGGCTTTCGTGCAGAACCTATGCGCGTACCTTACTTCCAAGTCATGCTGGAGTCAGGCGCACAATGGGCGCGTATCCCAATCCACGCGCTATGCAGCAAGCCCTGCCCCGAAATGACGCTGCTGCTTACCGTGTGGTGGGACTCGTTTAGTCGCAACTGTCAAGTTAAAGAAGTAGCGTTCCTGCGTAACCACCGAGTCAAGGCGATAGGTCGTGACGGGGTGCAGCGACCGGGTACATACTTGATGACGATATTTTGGTGTGATGGCGGTTGGAGCGAAATGCCTGACCAATCGAAAGACCATCACATCATTGCATTAGACGCGGGCCAATGGATTGCCTACCCCAACAATCGGCTGTTGTGGGCAGACCCGTCGTGGATCACCGGGGAGGTGCCAAAGGATTGGCGCTCCCCATCAACCAACTACAGCGTTGAGGGTATGCCATGAGAGCGTTTATAAGGCGATTACGGCAAATTTGGGCGGCAGACTGGGGTCGAGTACCGCCCCCAAACTGGCGATGCAGCCGGGGCTACCGCGACACTTGGTGATCTGTTGGAGAGTCGTCTAGCGGTAGGACAACGGACTTTGACTCCGTTAACGGTGGTTCGATTCCACCCTCTCCATCACACCCGACGCTCAAAGTGCGGCACATCCTTAAACGACTTCCAAAAGCCGCCCCATTGGTTCTTCGGTGAAAGGCTCTGCCAGTACTCACCAACCGGCGTAAGAGCCGGGATGTCGTAGCAAAGTTTGCCGTCCTTGAAGAAGTTAAGGTCGATGGCACACCGCTTGAGGTGGATGCTGTTCATCGTCTTGGAGCGACCCGTCTTGACATAGATGGCTTGCTGTTCCGGGGTACGGGCAAGTTCACCGCCCGTCACCACAAAGCCCAACTCCGTCGCCTTGTTGATGAGTTTGGCGACATCCAGCAGGAACGCCGCCTGTTCTGCTACGAGACTCACTTGATAGCCTCCTTGAGTGCGTCGGTCTTGTCCTTGCTGCTCTGGCTGGAACCGAAGTAGTAACTAACGATTTGGCTGGCGATGGCAGACAGCACACCCAAGATGTAGATGAGGATGTCCTTGCGGCTTGCCTCGACCGGGGTATCGTCAAACATGACCACACCGAACAGCACGAAGGTCAGCAGCAGAATAGACAACGCGAGAACGGGGGTCACGATCTTGTTAAGCAAGGGGGCTTTGTCAGATGTGGAGATCTGTACCTCCCGCTCCCGCGCTGAATCTGTGTCCTTGAGACGG